GCTAATATCTCTTTAGATAGCTCAAACAATTTTGCAATTACTGCTTCTAACTCTTTAGTTTTTTCTCCATCATCCGCAGAAGGTATGCGCCTCACCTCAACAGGGTTGGGTATTGGTACAAGTAGTCCTACACAAAAATTGGATGTTGCTGGTCAGGTTACGATTTCAAGCGGTAATGGTTACTTGTGGGGCAATGGTGCTGTGCAGATGTATAGCAACACAAGCTATTTGCGTTTTCGCACAGCAAGCACAGACAGGTTGGAAATTGATTCGGCAGGCAATCTAGGCTTGGGAGTTACTCCGAGTGCTCAATTCAGCACAGTTCGTGCATTACAAATAGGACAAGGCGCAATACTTGAGGGGCGAACAAACGGCCCAAATATGAGTGTTGGCGCTAATTTTTATCTTGATTCTTCCGCAACATATCGTTACACATCTACCGATTTTGCCTCAAGATATACGCAAGCATTAGGTGTTCATCTTTGGTTAAACGCCCCATCAGGCACAGCAGGAAACGCTATCACCTTTACTCAGGCGATGACTCTGGATGCAAGTGGGAATTTATTTTTAGGTGTCACATCATCAGCAGCAGGTCGTTTAGCAATTAAAGATGTGGCAGGAAGTGGCAACAATATTTGGTTGGTCGGTCGTTCATCTGATGGCACATCTTCTGTCAGTTTTAGAAATAACGCTGATACTGCTTATAACGCTCGTATTGAATGTTTTGATACAGGGGTAATGACGTTTGGCACTGGAACATCAGCTACAGAACGAGCCAGAATAGACTCTAGCGGTAACTTGCTGGTGGGGACTACGAACACCAATCCGGGTGGTGCTGATATTAACGGAATTGCTCTTAGGCCCGGAAATTTCTCTGTTATATCAGCATTAGGCGCTACTCCACTAGGTATAAATAGAGGGACTGATGATGGAACTCTTATAAGCTTCTCTCAAGCGGGAAGCACCGAAGGCAGCATCTCTGTATCAGGCACGACTGTTTCATACAATGGTGGTCACTTATCACGTTGGGCGCAAACTACTACAACCAAAGATGAATCACTTGTCAAAGGTACTGTGTTGTCAAATCTTGATGAGATGAACGTCTATACCAAAGATGGACAACCTGTTGACAACGAACAGTTAAACAAAGTCAAAGTGTCTGACACCGAAGGCGATGTCAATGTTGCTGGTGTGTTTGTTAACTGGTCACATGATGAAGACCACAATGTTGACGAAATCAACATGGCAATGACAGGCGATATGATTATCCGCATTGCTCAGGGCGTAACTGTTGTTCGTGGTGACTTGCTTATGTCTGCTGGTGATGGAACTGCCAAGCCACAAGGCGATGACATTGTTCGTTCTAAAACTGTTGCAAAAGTAACTTCAAACCACATCACCTGCACTTACGCAGATGGCTCATATTGTGTCCCATGCGTTTTGATGGCTTGCTAATCTTTAAACCTTAAAAGGAAATAACATGACTACCACTTGGACAATCTCACAACTTGACCGCAAAACAGCAGATGGTTTTGTAACCACAGCCCACTGGCAAGCCACAGCAGTAGATGGCGAACACACAGCATCCATTTACAGCACTTGCTCATGGGCTGATGGCACACCAACGATTCCCTATGACCAATTGACACAAGCCACAGTTCTTGGGTGGGTTTGGGCTAATAGCGTTGATAAACAAGCAACAGAAGATGCTCTGGCGGCTCAGATTGCTTTGCAGAAAGCACCAGTAACAGCTCTGGAACTCCTTGGAGTGCAACATGAAGCTAGAACTAGACGTTAACGAGATTAACTTTGTATTGCAGACTCTTGGTGAATTGCCAAGCAAGTCAGGTGTATGGCCTCTGATTCTTAAAATCAAAGAACAGGCTGAAGCGCAAGTGCCAAAAGACGCACCAACGGAGTGAGTCATGGAAAACGAAGTCACCCACAAGCAAATCTACGACAGACTCGTTGAAGTTGAAACCAAGGTAGATAGCATAGACCAGAACACAAAAGGTCTGGTAGAGGCTATGAAGGCTCTTGATGGGGCTTTTAAAGTGCTTGGATGGATTGCTTCTGCTGCCAAGCCTATTCTGTGGGCGGGTGCATTAATCATGGCTGCTGGTGCTGTTTGGCAGACTTGGCTTAAAAAGTAATGGCTAATAAAAAGCAACAGTTAGACATACCTGCGATACCATCATTGGGTACGTCAGGAGTTGTCTATTCTCAAAGTGTCCAGAATCAAAACAATGGACTTTTGAGGTTGTTTTTCACTAAGTTGGTTAATTCAATACAGTCTGTCATTGGCCCAAGGGGTGGCAAGTACTTGAATAATCCTTACGGGGCTTTTCAAGATGGAACAGATCAGATTGCTGCCAACACAACGACTGCTTACCCTATAACTTTTGATACAACTGATTTCGCAAATGGGGTCACTTTATCAAACAGCTCAAGACTTAATGTTACAGACTCAGGAATTTATAACATTCAGTTTTCTATGCAATTAGTAAATACAACCAATAATTCTCAAGATATAGACATTTGGTTTAGAAAAAATGGCACAAACATAGACAAATCTAACAGTAGATATGGGTTAGCTGCAAGAAAATCCGCAGGAGATCCATTTCATACTATTTGTGCTTTAAATTTCTTTGTTGATTTAAATGCAAATGATTATGTTGAAATTGTTTGGAGAACAAGTGACGTTGGGGCATATATTGAACATTACGTTGCGAGTTCAACACCAACTAGACCATCAATTCCATCTGTAATTGCTACAATAAGCTTTGTGTCTAACCTACCTACGCTATAGAATGCAGATATGGCTTACATTCCACTACAAATTCCTCCAGGCGTATACAAAAATGGGACTGAATATCAGTCTAAAGGGCGTTGGAACGGCTCAAATTTGGTACGTTGGTACGAAAATACTATACGTCCAGTAGGTGGATGGCGTAAGCGGTCTACTAACCAATTGTCTGGCATGGCTAGGGGCTTGTTAAACTGGAAAGACAATACCTCTATTCGTAGAATAGGAATTGGTACGCATTCCAAGCTTTATTCAATGAGTGAATCGGGTGCATTGACAGACATTACTCCTGCAACTTTTACTGTTGGAGATCCAGATGCCATAGTAAAGATTGGTTATGGTTATGGATTTTATGGATCTTCTGCCTATGGTGTTGCTAGACCAGACTTGGGATCAATCATTCCTGCCACAACTTGGAGTTTAGATACTTTTGGTGAGTACTTGGTTGCCTGTTCATCTAAAGATGGTAAGTTACTTGAATGGCAATTAAATAACGCAAATGATGCGGCTGCCATTACTAACGCACCAACTAGCTGTACTGGTCTGATTGTTACTCAAGAACGATTCTTGTTTGCATTAGGAGCAGGTGGGAATCCTCGTAAAGTTCAATGGTGTGACCAAGAAAACAATACTGTATGGACTCCTGCTGCCACCAACCAAGCTGGAGACTTTGAGTTAACTACAGTTGGCTCTTTGCAATGCGCTAAACGCATTCGAGGCGCTACTATCTTGTTTACTGATGTTGATGTGCATACTGCCACATACATTGGTCCTCCATTTATCTATAGTTTTGAACGTGTTGGGTCAGGTTGTGGTGTTATTTCTACGCAAGCAGTAGCAACTATTGATAATGCCTGTATTTGGATGTCTGGGTCAGGATTCTGGATATATGATGGTTTTGTAAAGCCATTAACATCAGATGTGGCTGATTACGTGTTCAGTAATATGAATGCCACACAGCAATCAAAAGTATATTGTGTTCACAACTCTACATTTGGAGAAATTTGGTGGTTTTATCCAAGTTCTGCATCTAATGAAATAGATTCTTACGTTTCCTACAATTATCGTGAGAATCATTGGGCTATTGGCACATTAGCTCGTACTTGCGGTACAGATCGTGGCATCTTCAATAATCCACTTATGGTTTCTACAGACGGATATGTTTATGAGCATGAAGTTGGATTTGACTATGATGGTCAGACATTATTTGCTGAGTCAGGACCAATAGAGATAGGTAATGGAGACAGAACAATTAGTTTGACAGGATTAGTTCCTGATGAAAAGAACTTAGGTGATGTTAAGGCTAGATTTAGTACCAAGTTCTATCCAACAAGCACAGAATATAGTTATGGACCATACACAATGGTTAATCCTACTTCTCTGAGAATTACTGGTAGGCAGATTGCAGTCAAAATAGAAGGAAATACCCTATCTGATTGGCGTCTTGGAACTATTAGATTTGATGGGAAACTTGGCAGTTTTCGGTAAAACTAGCTATTTTCTTGTATAAATATTATGATAGAACATGATACTAACGAATGGCGTGAGATAAGAAATGCCAAACTGTTAGAATGGTTTGGTGGCAACCAAAGTGCTGTAGACTTTTTAGTGGCTTTATCAAGTATTGCTGAGTTATGGGATGACTTAGTAGATAAAGATAAAGAGCCTAGTCGTAAAGAGATAGATGCTGTCTTTTGGAACGCTTTGGTGACGCTACCTACAAATGAGTTCTTTAACGCTAATAGGTCATTTTTAATGCCTTTAGTGATCCAGAGTATAAATGCTTGGCAAGACTCTGTAGAACTTGAAAATGGTAATACTAATGACAGAGCCTATGCGCTCACATTGCGTATTATTTCATTACAAATAGCACCAATGATAGTCTTATTGCTTAGAGGACAAGAAGCAATGAGAGAAACTAGTACGGAAATGTGGCGTTACTTTACGTCACATGATGATGCAATTAAATGGATACAAGGGGAATGATATGTCTCTAGGCGGCTCAAGCGATAGTTCACAGCAATTAGATCCTGAACTTAAGAATCTATATTTACAAAATTATCAAAGCGCACAAAATGTAGCGTCTCAGTTAGACCCTCGCCAATTTGCAGGGTTTAATGCTGACCAACAACAAGCTTTTAATTTAAATAGACTGTACGCTAGTCCATATAGTTCACCATCTTTGTTTGCTACTGAAGCGGCTAATTTGCTAAGACAAGGAGCCACATATCAGCCACAACAAGTAGCATCTCGTGATGTGCAAGCCGCTTTGTCTCCAGCGGCTCAGTTGGGGCGTGGTACAGTTCGTGATGTTGCTGCAGAACGTCTTGCTGCAGAGCGCATTGCGGCAGATCGTGTTTCTGGTGCTAATGTTGCCTCAGAAGCATTAAGGCAAATTGCGCCAGAAGCTCGTGCAAATATTCGTGATATTAGTGCTGGTTCATTCTTGAATCAGAACATTGAACAATACATGAATCCATTTACTAGAGCTGTTACAGATCAAAGCTTGCAAGATTTAGAGCGTTCACGCCAATTGCAACAACAACAGACTGCGGCTCAAGCTACTGCGGCTAAAGCCTTTGGTGGATCACGCCAAGGTGTTGCAGAAGCAGAAACTAATCGTGCGTTTGGCGAGAATGCGGCTCGATTAATTGCTCAACAAAATGCTCAAGCTTATGAAGCAGCGCAACGTGCTTCTGAGGCAGATTTGGCTCGTCAGATGCAGTCACAACAACTTAACCAAGCTCAAGACTTAGCGACAACTCAGCAGTCATTACAACTAGCTGGTCAGTTTGGTTTGGCTAATCAGCAAGCGGCCTTGGAAGCGGCTCGTGCTAATCAAGCAACTGGTTTGACTGCATCACAAGCTAATCAAGAGGCAATGTTAAGAGCCAATCTAGCTAATCAAGGTTATGACTTTAATGTTGGTCAGCTTAATACGCAAAACCAACAACAAGCTAACCTTGCAAACCAAGCTGCTCAAAATCAAATTGCTTTGGCTAATGCACAAAACTTCTTGCAATCTAATTTGGCAAATCAAGGTGCAGGATTACAAGCCAATCAGCAAAGAACAGTAGCTGCAAATCAACTTGCTAGTGCTGCCACTAACTTGCAAAACCTTGGCTTTGCTCAAGCCAATCAAATGCGTGACCAAGGGTTGTTGCAACAAGGATTCACTCAGCAACAAATTGATGCAATTCGCAATCTTCCTTTGGAGCAACAGCAGATTCTCAATCAAGCAATGGGTATCAATGTTGCTGGTGGTTCTGGTATGCAACAGAGTTCTTCATCAGGCCAAGGCTTGTTTGGTCTATTCAGATAAGGAATTTTTATGTTTAATATTGGATTGTTATCTGATGCCGCATTGACGGGCTTGTCTGCTGCTGACAAGGAAGCAATGCAGAAACAAGCTACTCAGCAATTTCTGATTGGTAGTTTGTTGAGTGGTGATCCTGGTGTTGGGTTTAAGTCAGCCTCGGACATCCCTGCTACTGCAATCTCAATGCAAGATATGTTGCGTAAGAGTCAACAAGCTCAAGCAGATCAAGCGGCTATTGAAGGTTTCCGAGCTAGGTACACCCCTACTAAATTCCAAGAAGCAAACCCTGAGTACATGGGTCCTGTTACGCCCGATCAATTGGCACAACAAGAGCAAATTAAGGGTGCTAGAGCGCAAGGCTTGCCATTCAATATACAAAATGCTTTGCAAGATGTATTGGCATTGCCTACTGCTGCTCAAAGCGGTATGCGTGAAACTATTACTGCTTTGCAACCAAGAGTTCAGGGCGACTTGTTGATGAACCCTAATATGCAAGTAATACGTGGTTTGCCATCACAAAAAGATGGAATTACATCTCAATTTAATCCTTTAACTGGTGGTTATTCTGCGGCTCCTGTGCAGAACTATATGCAGTCTAGGATTCAGTCTACTCCTCCTGAAGTATCTGCAAATACAATGCTTGTTCCATTACAGGGTGGTGGTTTTGTTCAAAGATCAATACCTGGTGGTCCAGCTGCGGTTGGTGAAATTGAATCAGCTAAAGCAATAGCTCAAGCTTCTGGTCAAGTTGAGCAAGTTATTGGTGCTGATGGCAAAACATATTTCGTTCCTAGGTCTTCATTGCTTACTCAGCGTCCAACAACAGGTCAAGTTGGAGCACCAACTGGTGGCGCATCTGTTGGAGCAGTAGCTAAAGTTTCTCCTGCTCAAGCAACACTAGATACCGCAACCAATGCTCGATTCTTAGATTTTTCTAAGAACAGCCTAGAGTCTGCAAATAGTGCGAGTGGACGTAAGATTGCCGCTGAACAACTGTATGACCTTGCAACACAAGTTAACAACAATAAATTAACTGGTTTGCAAGCAGGTGTTTATGGATACATGAATGCAATCCCAGGCGTTGGTAAGTTATTTGAGCAGGATATTACTGATGTAACCCGCATGACTCAGATGATTAAGACCGCACAGCTAGAAAAGACTGCAATGCAAAAAGGTGCTGCCAGTAACTTAGACGCTACAACGATTGAGAAAAGCTACGCATCTATAACAGATCCTGCTTCTTCAACAAGAATGGCTGCCGCATTTGAGGTTGCACTTGCTGATAAGGACGTTGCTAAGAATCAGTTTGTTGAATCCTACACAGGCGATCCTGGAAAGATAAATACAGCATGGCAAAGTTCTCCTGACAATAAGCCAATTTTTAGTCATCCAAAATTTAACCAGTTTCTTACTGAACAAGTTAATGCTTGGAGTCAAGGTGGCGGTCAAGGAAAGCCTGTGCTTCCCGCAGGATTTACATTCGGTACTGGTAAAAAATCAGGTGAGTTTCAAATTAAACGTCCTGATGGCTCAATCTATCGCATAGGTCAATAATGGCAACTAAAGACGAAATCTTTGCTTTTGCTGCTCAAGAGGCAGAGAGACAAGGTGTTCCTCTTTCTTTGGTGCAGGGCGTAGTTGATACAGAGTCTGGTGGTGCTTTCAATGCTATTGGACCCAAGACTAAAACTGGTGATCGTGCCTATGGTCCTATGCAGTTGATGGGAACTACTGCCAAAGATCTTGGTGTTAACAGGATGGAATGGAAAGATAACATCCGAGGTGGTGTTAAATATCTAAGCCAGTTATCACAAAGATACGATAACCCTGATTTAGTTCTTGCCGCATATAACGCAGGGTTGGGCAATGTAGACAAGTATGGCGGTATCCCTCCATTTAAAGAAACACAAAACTATGTTCAAAAGGTTAAAAACTTTATGGCTAAATCTACAACTGATGATGAGTTTGTTCCTTTCGGACAAGGTGCAACAACTCAAGCGCCTACTCAAACTGTAGGGACTGATGACTTTGTGCCGTTTGGTGTTACTCAACAACAAGCGCCTAGGAATCAGGCTACACCTACGCCTACTACTACTGCTGACTTCATGCAGAGTATTAGACAACAAGCATTTCAGCCTAAGACTCAGTTTCAGCAAGATGTTGCCGCAAGCTTTAACCCATTAGATGTTTTGCGTGGAAAGACTACTAGTGGACAGTTAATCACTGGTACTGCCAATTTAATGTCTAGAGGAATTAAAGGCGGCTTGAGTGCGCTTGGCTTATCTGATGAATACCTTGGCATTGATCGTACTAAAGAACAACCTGTTGCCCCGCCAACTCCATCCATTAGCGACATTTTAAAAGGCACTTATAGGGTGGCTACAGAACGCCCAGGACTGCTTGTTGGTGGTCTTGGCACTAGCGTATTTGATCCTACAAATTTAGTATTGCCTGGCGCTTTACAAAAATCCATTGTTGCAGGAACACCTACTGCTCTTACACAAATGGCTCCAAGAACTGTTGCTTTGGCTCAGAATGTTTTAACTGGAGGAACTACTGCTGGTATTACTTCTGCCGCCCAACAAGCCGCAGATACTGGCACTATCAATCCTTTGCAACTAGCAAATGAAGTTACTGCTGGTGCATTAATGACATTGCCAACCGCTACTGTTAGTGGATTAACTACCCCAAGAAGGCCAGCTAATTTAACTCAGGCTCAGTTGGTTGCAGAACGTGCTATTGCTGAAGGCGCTACATTGCCTCCAACACAAGTTAATCCATCATTTATAAACAAGTTGATTGAAGGTATTTCTGGCAAACAACAAACAAGCCAAATTGCTTCTGTTAAGAATCAGCAATTGGTTAACGAACAAGCTCGTAAAGCTTTAAATCTTGCTCCTGATGTTGAAATTACCCCACAAGTGTTACAGCAATTTAGAGCTGAAAAAGGTTTAGCATACGATGCCTTAAGAGCCAACCCTGCTTACTATGCAGATAAGCAGTTTTTTGCAGATCTCAATAAAGAGACATCTAGATTGCAAAACATGAAGGCTATAGATGTATCGGCAGAATTAAAGCTGTTGAATAATTTAAAGCAAATGAATTTCAACGGGGATGAGTTGGTTGAGTCAATTAAACGACTTAGAGATAGCGCACAAACAAACTCTTCACCTCTTGCTAATGCTAGAGATAAAGATCTTGGTAGAGCGCAAAAGTTTGCTGCCCAACAACTTGAAGCACTTGCAGAACGTAATTTAACAAACTTCAATCAACCTGATGTAATGGCAAATTTTAAGCAAGCCCGTCAAGATATTGCAAAAAGTTACACCATTGAAAAAGCATTAAATGCAACAACTGGTAACGTATCTGGTGCAGATTTAGGAAATCTTGCTAAAAAAGGTAAGATTGTTCCTGCTGAACTACAAACCTTGGCAAATGCCGCAGGTGCATATCCAACTGCATTCCAAAATGTTGCAAGGATTGGTAGTGTTCCAGGCTTTAGTCCATTAGACATTGGAACCGCAGGTATTGCTAGTGCAGCATCTGGAAACCCTGCTGTTTTGTTAAGTGCCGCTACAAGACCTACATTGCGTTCTGTTGCAGTATCACCAATGTTCCAACGCAATATGTTGCCTAGTTCACAACCACAAGCGCCAGGACTACTGAATCAAATAACTTCCAATCCATTACTAAACTATGGTTTAGGCCAGATTCCTCAGTACGATGCTGATCGTTTCTTGCTCCCAAGATAACATGAAAAACTGGCTGCTTGCATTCATTGCCGCAGTCTGTGTTACTTGTTTTGTTGTCTTTTGTAGTTACATCATTATTTGGGCGTATCCGTGAAATGGCTAGTAGCACTTGTTTTAATTCTCTCTCTTCAATCTACAGGACAAGACCTCTGTAGTGTTCGTGAGTTTTATTCAATAGCTTATACAGTCCACAATCCTTCTGAACGTCATCAACAGATGTCTATATGGCTTACAAACCATCAGAAGTTATGCAAAAGTTCCGACTTTGTTGTAATTTGGAATAATCTGAGTGAATGGGCTGGTGCGGCTGATGGTGCAGAGTTAAGACATAAGGTTATTCAAGGATATAAGACAGCACTTGAGAGGGAAAAGAAATGATTGATACCATTAAATTGTTCCCAACTGTTCAACCCTCTGGTTATCCAGACAGACATGACCTTGCTCAAGTTAAGCTAGAGAAACAGCATGAAATGAACAAAGCAAATGAGTTAGCAAAGCAGAAACAGACAGAACTGCAAGACTTAGCCTTTGAGATTTATACAAAAAAAGTAGTTCAAGAGCGACTCCGCATGGAGATATTCACTAACCGCAAACTGGATATTTATGTATGACCAAGAAACCAACGAAACCTCAGATAGAAGTCAAAGACAAGTTAACCCTGTGGGTGACTCTAATGGTGAGCGCAACCCTGTGCATCTCTGTTTTGGCTATGGTAATCAGCTTTATGCTTGGCCTTTGGGCCAAAGAAGTGGACAACGCAGAGATATTCAAGATGATTTCACCCGCTTTTTCTACTCTTATCGGAGGCATGATTGGCTTCCTGAGTGGTATCAAGCT